GATGAACCGTAAAGCTAACCAAGGTAGTTTATCTTCTGGATAAGAACCTTCAGATTTAGGTATGTGTATACCTTTTACTTCTTGGTGTACTAAAAATTTATTACCTTCTCGACGAACACAAGTGTATAGATCACACTCTTTTGTGTCCACAGTATCTTGGTAACCTTCAGTATCTATCAAAGCCTGTTGGACTTCTTTAGGTAAAGCGTCAAAGGCTATAGTTTCTTTTACTACAATCTTTAGTAAATTACCCATTGTGTCCCGACTGACAACAAAACGATCTAAACGAAATACTTTCATACCGCCTTTAGGGGGCATATGTATTAAGGCGTTACCGCTTACAATAAGTTGCTTTAACATTTCAAACGCAGGTACACGTATGGCTTTAGCTTCGACAACCTGTGCGGCTGATCTCTCAATACGAGCAAGTGCTTCCTCGGCTTGTCCTCTAGCTTCTCCTGCTAATTCTATTAGATCAAAATCATCAATAGTTAAGCGAAAGAAAGGGGCATTAGGGGGAAGTAAAGTCATTAGTAGTTTAGATGCTAAGTTATTAACGCCCCTAGCGCCTACAGATTGATAAGGTGTATCAAAATGTGAATGGGAATTATGTCCATCTTTAGGCATTAGGGTAGGGATAGTCAGCTCTGCTGCTGACCTAGCCCTTGTTAAATAGACATCTCGATCTGCTGCCAATTTTTCATATGTATGGGCTACACGTTGATCGTTAGTCATCATGGATTAAATCCTATTTATTAATTGTTAAGCCGCTACCTGCTGCCGTATTAGTCTGGGCTTCTGTAGCGTCTCTGCGTAACTGTTTAGTGCCTTTGCGCTTCTTCTTACGCCCTTCTGACTCTGAGTCTACAGCGTTGTCGATCTCTTCAGGAGCTCGGTTAGGAGCTGGTGGTGGTGGTGGTGTTGATGGTGCTGATCCGCCTCCGCACATAATTATACCTCTTCTACTTGGTTTTCGTCATCATACAGGAAGTCCATACGATTTATGACAGATTGTTGCCCCTGAAGAAAAGATATATCTTCAGCGGTTATTCTTTTTGTGGGGATGTTATTAGGAAATAGAGTCTTAAATAAATCTAATAACTCCTTAGTAATGATAATGTTTTTCATTAGTAGTTTCTCTTAAGGGGAAGGTTAGAAATTAAGTTTTTAAATCAACAGGTTATATGGGTAGTGTAACCAGACATTTGCGATGATATGGAGGCAGGTTACCACCTCCAATACCATTACCGCTTTCCTAAATTTCACAATTCCCAGCTACGCAAGCAAGCTCTTGAGTACCTGTGGTTGTGTCTTCTGTCTCAAACTTACCTAAGTCATCCCACACAATCTCGTCAGGCATCTTAGCTAAGGCTTCGTCATAAGCCTCTTCAGTGATGGCTGTGTACGGAGCCTGTTGATACACATGATCTGTGCGAGGCAGGAAGCTGATACCTGAACAAGTGTCCAGCCTGTCCCACAACCACTGACCTGCTGCTAAGAACTCCTCATCTGAGTAATAAATAGTCACACTAGGCTTGTGCTCACACCAATGGTTCTGATAAACTTCCCACAAATCTAACTGCTGTTGTACGTTAAGGTCGTCAACGCTCGTAGAGCCAGCAGGAGCCTTTATAGGGAATGAGAACACATAGTTATCCTCATTCATCACGTCCTTCTCCCAAGGCACTCCAGCGTCCTTGAGGAACTCTGAGATAGGGTCTTTGCCATCACTACGTACTGTTCGTATGTACTGAGCAGAGAACCTAGCGTGTATACCTGAGGCGCTGTCTACTAACTGCGAGACAGTACCACTAGGTTTCACGGCGGTAATCGCCGTAGACTGGTTCAAACCTAACTCTGCTGCCCACTTCTTATTAGTCTCTACCGCTACAGCTTTAAGACGCTCAAGTACCTCAGGCAGGATAGGCAAATTAGGATGATCAAACCATGTACCTGAGTCCTGTCGTCCTGACATTACTGGGTGATCCATGATGCCTGTCATACTTACACCGAGCAAGCACTCTTCCTGTGTATTCTTCTGCCAGATCTTACGCACGTAGCGGAAGTCTGTTAGAGAAGACTGTAGTGTGCCAAGGATTGTAGCAAGCTCAACCTTACGTTTTAAATCTTCGTATGTATCGGTACTACGAACCACTATTTCCGACAAATTACAAACCTGTGCAGAGCGTAGGATGATTTCTGAACAAGGGTTAGTGCCAAAGTCATGCTCAATATCTCTACGTCCGTGTCGTGCTGACTGCTTCTTAGCGGCAGTACGTGAGAAGATACCACGCTCACCAGCCTTAGACTTATACATTGCTGTCCATTCTTCTAAGAAGGTTTCAAAGTCTGGGCGACCTTCGTACACAGCCGAGTTATTAGCAAGCGCCCTTTGGGTATCACTCTCCCACCAATTACCTGACTTAGCATGACGCATCCGATCATCACTAAGATTAGACAGACTGATAAGCGCAGACCTACGGACACCACCCACCACAACAATCTCTGCAACTTTACATACAATATCATGGCACTCAAGACTCGTTAGCTTTCTACCAGCAGAATTTTTGAAAGTGCTAATTGTAAAATTAAAAAGCTTAACAAGAGGGTCAGGCCCACTAGACCTACCACCAAATGTTTTGAGTCTCTCACCTTTCGCACGTAAGCCTGACACATCCCAAGTAGGTATTTGACCTGAATACAAAAGCGTAACCAGTTCACGGAAAGCTTTAGCCCAGCCGATTTTAGAATCTTTGACAATGATTGTAGTATCTGTTTCATGGAATTCCTCTGCCACTTCGGGCAATTTATTTACTGATTGACGTTCAACTGAGAAGCCTACACCTGTGCCACACATAAGCACGTAAAGAATCTCATCGAACACTCTCATGTTATCTACTGCAACATACGAACAGTTAAAGCCTGCCATGTTATCACGGTCTAATGCTTTACCTGCCGTCATTAAACAACGCATAGACGGCATTACTTCTAAATTATATATAGCTCTATACAAACGCTCTGATGTGTCGTAATCAATCTGTCCTCGTGCTACCCAAAAGTCTGTGTAGCGTCTTACTGTTTCGTCCCAAGTCTCCCGTCTGTTGTCGTCTTCTCTCCAACGTGCGTAACGTGACTTGTGTATGTACTGCTGATATGAATCCATCATTCTCCTCACTCTCCTCTAAATTTTTCGCATAGGCTTTTAAAGCAACCCCAACATACATGTATGTCTTCAATTTTATGCGTCTCTTTTACTTTTTTCTCACAGTGTTGGCACCTGTGTTTATTAGAACTAGCCATTAGTTTAATCTCTCGGTGGGGTAACACATTTTAGCATGCCCCTTTTTAATTTTATGTATAGTTTTTCTTGATACCCCAAACTCTCTTCCAAGCGCAGCGTTGTTTTCGTGTTGACTTCTCTCTTTTATTTCGAGAGCTTGCTCAAGGTTTAGTTTGGTGTGTGGGTTCATCAACCCTCTATCCCAAGCGTCCTGTATATTTTTAGCATGTGTTCCTAATTCTAAATGTTCTACGTTGTGGCATATTTTGTTATCACATTTATGTAGAACATGAAGTCCTTTAGGTATTTCACCATACGCTTGCATCCATGCCCACCTATGAGCAGAGTGTTTTTTATTATTTAAGGAGAAGTATCCATAACCTGTATTATTAATACCTCTTTCCCAAGGTATGCAAGGTGTGTTAAGCATTCTTTCCTACCCCCATACAAACTGGACATGGTTTTGCAGCCTTATATAAACCATCACCTTGAGGCTCGTAACCATATAAACCTGTGCCGTAACAAGCTCTGCACTTGTCTTCTTTTACATGACGAGGTGGTGTTCCTAACCCGTCATCACTCATCGGTTATCACCTGAGCCTTTAAGTTTATTCTCAAGCTTACGCTTCATTGTTTTGTTCATGTTCTCGAATGCTACGTCACTTAGATTTAAACCCATGCGATCAACAAGCATTGCTAAGTACCAGAAGACATCACCTAGCTCATCACTAACTTCTTGCTTATGGTTTGGACGCTCACCGTCCCTAATTTTTTTCTTAATTTTATCAGCTACTTCACCAGCTTCAGATACTAGACCAAGAGTAAGATACTCAATAGCTAAGTCTTCAGGGAAGATTGCTGTGTCATTACATTTTGCTTGAAAGTAATCAAAGCCTTCAAACATGCCTTGTAGATATTCGTAAGATACTTGGTTCACCAGTTAACTCCTTTAGTCTCTTTCATTAGTTCAATCATTTTGTTTAAGTACCACTGTGCTTTCTCTGCATCTTGGATAGGGTTCCCCTTTGTCCAT